GTGACGGCGAGTTCGTCGAGGCGCGCGGGCCGATGGGCGAGCTTGTGCCGGTGGCGCGGTTTCATCCCGGTGCCAGCCTGGCCGAAATGGAATTCATGGCCGATGCGCCGCGCAATGTCGCTTTCCTGCTCGGCCTCGTCGACCGCGCCATCAAGCGCCTGCGGCCCGCACAGCAGGCCGAACGCCTGCCGGCGCAGGCCAAGGATTTTGCGGCAGAGGCGGCGATCAAATGCACCGAGCCGGCCTTCAAGGCCTGGCTGGAAGAGGCGCACGCGCTGGCGCGGCCGCTGACCGATGAGCGCGCGGCGCAAAAGCTGCGCTCGCTGCTGGGCGTGACCAGCCGGGCCGAGCTCAACAATGACAACGCGGCGGCCGTGCGCTGGCGCCGGCTGCGCGATGATTTCAAGGCATGGCTGAAGCGGGGGCGGCAGTGAAGAACAAGCTATCCGATCTCAACAATCATCTCTTCGCGCAGCTTGAGCGACTTGGTGACGAGGATCTGACGCCGGAACAGATCGACCAGGAGGCGAAACGCGGTGATGCCATCGTGGGCATTGCCGACAAGATCATTCGCAATGCCGCCCTCCAGATCGCCGCCGCCAAGCTGGTCTCTGAGTATGGCTCGGATCCGGCGCCTTATCTTCCACAAATCGAGGGCAAGCGGGAATGAGGCGGGCACCCATCAGATACTCGCCTGCCGAGATGGCATGGCTTGAGGCCAACCGGATGATGGTCATCAGCGACTATCATCGGGAGTTTGTCGCGATCTTTCAGCGCCATGACGTGACCGCCGCGCATCTTCATGCGCTTCGGAAGCGCAAGGGATGGAAGGTCGGTCGAGATCCGGCGCGCTATAAAGGCCGCCGACTAAAGTATAGCGATGCCGAGATCGAGTGGCTGCATGAAAACTGCACGCTTCCGCTTGCGGACTATCATCGTGCATTCGTCAGGACCTTCGCCCGGACTGATGTGACACCCGAGAAGCTGCACGGTCTGCGCAAGCGTGAAGGGTTCAAAACCGGTCGGACAGGCCGCTTCGCGAAGGGCCATGTCCCTACCAACAGGGGCAAGCGATGCCCTGATGGAATAGGTGGCCGCCATCCAAACGCCCGCAAGACACAGTTCCCGAAAGGTGGGCTACCCCACAACCACAAGGGCCCCGGCCACGAGTCCCTTGGGGAGGACGGCTATATCTGGATCGTGACAGATCAGCGGAACCCGTGGACCGGTGCTGCAACATGGCGCGTGCACAAGCATCGATGGCTGTGGGAGCGACAGAACGGACCTATCCCCGAGGGATTGGTTCTCAAGTGCCTTGATGGCGACCGGATTAATACCGACCCGTCGAACTGGGAGGCGATTCCCAGGGAGCTACTCCCGCGCCTCAATGGGAAGTCTGGCCGAAACTACGACCAGGCGCCTGCCATGCTGAAACCGACCATCATGACCGTGGCGCGGCTGGAACAGGCTGCTCGGGCGGCTCGGCAGGGAAAACGGCAATGACCGGCCCTCGCCTATCCATCATCCCCGCGCGGGCCGCAACCGACCCGGCACTGAAGCCACGCGACCTGCAGGTGCTATGCGTGCTGGGCCGTCATACCGACAATCTCGGCTGGTGCCGCAAGAGCCAGGTGAAGATGGCCGAGGAAATGGGCTGTGCTCGCTCCACCGTGTTCGACGCGATCGAGCGGCTGGTGAAGGCCGGCTACCTCGAGCGCCACGTGCAGGAGGAACAGAGCGGGCGCGATTCGCCCCACTTCTATCGCGTCATCCTCGACCCTGTTCACCCGCGTGTCGAAGATGTTTGCGACGCCGATGCCCCCTGCCGACAGGTCGGCACCCCTGCCGGTATATCGGCACCCCCTGCCGGTCCAGGGTCGGCACCCCCTGCCGGTTCTGGACCGGCACCTAAGAACGACCCTTTCAGAACGACCTCTTCAGAACGAACGGAGAGAGAGGCGCGCGCGCGCGATCAGGATGAAGGGGAAGGCGACGACGTGGCGGCAGCGGATCGGCCCGGCACCGCGGCCTTCGAAAAGCGCGTCATGCGGTTCTGCAACGGGCGCGGCTTTGCCGCCGGGGCGTGGAAGGATTGGGACACCTCCTCGCCGAACTGGATCGGCCGGCAGTTCGGCGAGCTGACCTCGGCGGAACGGTTGGAGGCCGAGCGCTGGCGCGACGCCTATCTGTTCGACCTGAAGGATCGCGGCAAGGACCCGGTGACCATCGGGAATTTCCTGCGCGGCAGGATGTGGGAAGGGCTCAACCCGCTGGTGCTGGAGCGCGCCGAGAAGCGCAAGGCCGGTGCGCTGAAGCCCGACGAGCAGGCGAAGCCGGAAGGCTGGGCCAAGTGCCTCGGGCCGACCGGGATGGCGTTCCTGTTCGGCAAGCTGCTCGACGGACCGGCTAATGCGGAACTGGCGGCCCGGTCGTTCCTGTCAGATCCGCAGCTGCGCGAGGCATGGCCTGCGCCATGGTGGTGGCAGGCGATGCTGCGGCAAAAGGGCGGCGGCATCTTCGATCCCGGCTGGCATGGCCTCACCGGTGCCATGGAGCCGGTGCCGCAGGGCACGGCCGTGCTTGCGGCGTGGAAGGCCGAGTTCAGCCGCCGGGGCTGGCCATGGTTCGCGCCTTTCGACAATGCGCCTGTCGTCTACTGCCCCATCGGCGGGCCGGAACGGCTTCAGGGTTTCGAGGATGCGATGCGATCGCAGGGAACGGCAGAGGCAGCGGAATGATGCGCGTGGTGGCTGAGCTGTCGGATCGGGAACTGCAGGCGCTGGAAAGGTCGCGGGAAAAGGCGGAGCTGCTCACCTGGCTGAGGCGTGAAGCGGCATCGAAGGATGGCGAAATGGCGTGGTATGTGGCGCGCACGCGATGGACTGCCGATTCGGTCGCGCGCGATCTCGATGCGGCGGGAATCGAGGTGGTCTGTCCGATGGAGCGGCGTTGGAAGCGATATCCGAAGTCGAGATCGCGGTATCCTGTGGATAGTCCGATGTTCGGCAATCACCTCTTCGCGCGCCTGCTGAAGGCGGAATCAGCATGGGTCGGAGCAATGACTTTCGAGGGTGTCGACTGCCTCCTGGGCAATGGTGAAAAGCCGGTTCCCCTACGCGACAGTGAAATGGCCAAGGTGATGATGATGTTGGAGAATCCGGCTGCGGAGATAGTGCGCCGGTCTACCTCGATAGCGGTCGGAGATGCGGTGGTACATCCTGTCGGATCGTTCGCCGAATTGCATGGAGTGGTGCGTGAGATCGACCAGGACAAGCGCACGGCGCTGGTGTCCACTGTGCTGTTCGGGCGTGAGATCGCAACTCGATGTGGCATTGACGACATCGAAAAGCTGGCATAGCGATTCCGACCACAGGCCACTGGAGATAGGACTGGCAACCCCGCCCTGGCAGCGGGATGAGACCGCCCTCCAACCCGGATCAGCGAGACGACGATCGTCGACAAGCGCGGATCACCCAGTGGAAAGGATTCCGGAAGTGATTACGGCATGGGTAGGCTGAAGGGCCTGCCGCCTCGCGTTGGTGCTTTGCCTCCTCGTATTGGGTATGCGGCTGGTGATGAGAAGGCGCGTGACGCGCAACGATCAGCAGTAGCGCCATGGCGTGGATGGTACAGCACCGCACGATGGCAGAAGCTCCGGGCTCGGGTCTGGGCCCGCGATCAATACACCTGCCAGAAGACAGGCGAGCCGTGCATCGGCAGATATCCAGCAGACAACAGTCCCGTCGCTGACCACATCGTACCGCATCGTGGTGACGAACGATTGTTCTGGGACATCGACAACATCCAGACAGTGTCGAAGGCCTACCACGACAGCACCAAGCAGTCCCAAGAGCGCAGCCAGTGGGGGGGTGGGTCGAAAGTCTAGACCCCCTCGCCTTCCACACCCGCGTCCCCCTCATTCGCAGGTTTTTTTCTGTCGCCATGGATTTTGAACCCGCATTCGATCTGCTGGGCGATCCCATTCCCGTGAACTGGGGAAAGCGGGGACGGCCGCCGCACATTCCGACGCCGGAAAACCGCAACAAGATCATGCTGTTGCTGGCGCAGGGCTGGACAGACGCACGGATTGCCGGTGCGCTTGGCATCACGGTGCCCACGCTAAAGAAGCATTATTTTTCAGTGCTGAAGGCGCGGGACGTGGCGCGTGACCGGGTCGAGTCCATTGGCCTGCTGTCGCTCTGGAACATGGGGCGGGAAGGCAACGTGGCTGCCATGAAGGAATACTTCCGCCGGCACGACGCAACGATCGGGGACGTCTTCGACGACCAGGTCGATCGCGAGCGCAGGAAGATCGGCAAGAAGGAGCAGACGCGCCTGGAAGCCGATAACCCGCCCGACGAATGGGAAGGGGCGATCCCGATGGCGACGGCGCATTGACCATGCTCGACCTGTCCTGTCCTGACTGGTTCGAAAAGCTGAAGGCTGGAAACCCGCCGCTGCCGGACGATCTTCCCCTAGACGAGGAAGAGGCCAGCGCGGCCGTGACCGTGTTCGGAAAGCTGCGCCTCCCCGACGTTCCGGGACAGCCTCTGCTTCGCGATGCCGCCGGCCAGTGGGCCAAGGACTTCGTCGCGGCGATCTTCGGCTTGGTCGAGATGAACGATGAGCGCAGCGTTGTCGTCGGCCGCAAGGCGCGCAAGTTCTTCCAGCTGGTGCCGAAGAAGAATTCGAAAACGACCAACGGCGCAGCGATCATGATGACGGCGATGCTCCGGAATCGCCGGCCGAACGCGGAATTCCTCCTAGTCGGGCCAACGCAGGAGACGGCTCTGCGGGCCTACGATCAGGCGTCGGGCATGGTGAACGCGGATCCTTGGCTGAAGAAGCGGTTCCAGACGCGGGATCACATCAAGACCATCGAGGATCGGAAGCTGGGGTCCAAGCTGAAGGTCCTCTCGTTCGACAATCGCGTCATGACCGGCGCGAAGCCGGTGGGCGTGCTGATCGACGAGCTGCACGAGCTGGGGAAGATCGCCTACGCGCAGAAAGTCATGGCCCAGATCGAGGGGGGCATCATCGCCAACCCGGAAGGCTTCGTCATCATCATCACGACGACTTCCGACGAGCCCCCGACAGGCGTATTCAAATCGGAACTCGAGCACGCCCGCGCGGTGCGTGACGGAGATTATCCGGACGGCGAGACGCTGCCGATGCTCTACGAGTTCCCGCTCAAGATGCAGGCCGACGAAAGCCGGCCGTGGGAAGATCCGAAGACCTGGCCGATCGTGCTGCCGAACCTCGGCAAGTCGATCTCGATCGACCGTCTGCTGCCGCAGTTCCGCGAGAACAAGCACAAGGGCATCGAGCCGTATAAGGTTTGGGCCTCGCAGCATTTGAACATCCAGATCGGCGTTGCCATCAATGGCGACAGCTGGCGCGGCACTCAGTTCTGGTCCGGCGCCTCAGACAGAAGCCTGAAGGATCTGGACGACCTGCTGGACCGGTCAGAGGTAGCGGTGATCGGTATCGACGGCGGCGGGCTGGACGACCTGCTGGCGCTATCGGTGATCGGTCGGTGCAAGGAAACGCGCAAGTGGCTTCTGTGGAGCCACGCATGGTGCCAGCGTGACGTGCTCGATTTGCGCAAGGATATAGCCGCCCAGCTCACCGATATCGAAGCGGAGGGTGAGCTTACATTTTGCGACGACACAACGGCGGACGTCCTGGGCGTGGCCGAGGTGTGTGAGCGGGTTCACATGCGGGGTCTCCTGCCCGAAGCCGGAGGGATCGGCATAGACCCTCAGGGCGTGTCGGCGATTGTCGATGAACTCGCTGCGCGCGAGATGGCGCACCCGCTGGTGGTCTCGGTCAGCCAAGGTTTCCGGCTGTCGCCGGCAGTGTGGGGTTTAGAGCGCAAGCTGAAAGACAAGACGTTGCTTCATGGAGATCAGATGCTGATGCGCTTCTGTGTAAGCAACGCGAAGGTCGTGCAGCGGGGCAACGCTGTCGTCATCGAAAAGCAGGTTTCGGGCAAGGCCAAGATCGATGCGCTGATCTCGTCGCTCGTCGCCGGCATGCTCATGATGCGGAATCCGGAGGCCTCTTCGATGAGCATAGATGACTTCCTGTCCTCGCCAGTCATGGCGATGGCGAAATGAGTTTATTCGTTCGCGCGGCAGCGGCGCCATTTCGGCTGTGGAACGCGATCTCGGCAGAGGTGTCGAAGGAACGTCGTCTCAATCTGAAAGACAGCGCTGCCTGGGCCGAGTTCATCGGCCGTGAAAGCAATTCCGGAAAGCGGGTATCGATGCACAGCGCCATGCAGCTCTCGGCTGCCTGGGCGTGCATCAAACTGACAGCGCAGGCCGTCTCGTCGTTGCCAGGGGCAATGTATGAGAAGCGTGCTGACGACAGCCGGGTGGAGGTAGACGACGACATTAGCGACGTCATCTTCGGCAGCCCGAATGAGGATCAGACCCCGCTGGAATATTGGGAAGGCGTCGTTGCCTGGCTTATGACCAGCGGAAACGCCTACTCGGAGCGTATAACGACCGGCCGCCGCCTTTCGGCGCTTCAGCCGATCATGTCGACACACTGCACGCCGGTCCGCAACAAGAATGGCGATCTGGTCTACCGGGTGGTCGATCGCGGCAAATCTGAGGACCTTCCACGCGACAAAATCTTCCACGTGAAGGGATTCGGTCAGGGGCTGAAAAACGGAGACGAAGGCCTTTCGCCGATCGCCGCAGGCGTCCACTCACTGGGCGCCGCCATGGCGTCGCAGGATGCCGCTGCCATGACGTTCGCGAACGGCATGCGGCCCACGGGCTTCTTCCTGTTCGATCAGACCCTCAAGAAGGAGCAGCGCGAACAGGCGCACAAGGTTCTGGTCGAACCGCTGCAAGGTAGTTCCAACGCCGGGGGCATCGGGATCCTTGAAGCAGGTGTCAAATGGCAGGGAGTGTCCCTTAATCCGGAGGATGCCCAGATGCTGGAGACCCGTCGTTTCGATGTCGAGGAGATTTGCCGCTGGTTCGGCGTCCCCCCTATCATCATTGGGCACGCCGCACAGGGGCAGACGATGTGGGGCACCGGCGTCGAGGCAATTCTGATCGCTTGGCTCATCCTCGGCATCGACCCGATCTGCGACCGGATCGAGGCGAGGATCAAAAAGCAGCTGATCCGGCCGACCGGCAATCGCCGACGCTATACCGAGTTCAACCGCGAGGCACTGCTGCAGATGGATTCGGGGGCAAAGGCGGCGTTCCTGTCGCAGATGGTCAACAACGGCCTGATGAAGCGCAACGAGGGCCGCGCCAAGCTCAACCTGCCAAAGGATAACAGCCCAGCCGCCGACCAGCTGACCGTCCAATCCGCGATGGTCCCGCTGGATCAGCTCGGCAAGCAACAGGATGGCAATCAGGCTCGCGCGGCGCTGATGGCTTGGCTCGGCATCTCACAAAAAGGACCGGACAATGAGCAAGCGTAGGCTGCCTGCGGCATCCATAGGTGCTCGTGCGGGAATGCGTACCGAGGTCATGCCTTCGGCACTCGATCGCTGGGCTCCGGACGTGCGCTCGGCGCATCAGGAAGAAGAGAACACCATTTCGGTGCTGGACGTCATCGGCCAGGACTGGTTCGGCGACGGCGTGACGGCAAAGCGGGTGTCGGCTGGCCTTCGCTCGATCGGAAAGCAGGATGTTGTCGTCAACATCAACTCGCCCGGCGGCGACTACTTCGAAGGGCTGGCCATCTACAACATGCTGCGGGAACACCCTGCCAAGGTAACAGTCAAGGTGCTGGGCATTGCAGCTTCTGCTGCCTCCGTCATCGCCATGGCAGGCGATGAGATCCAGATCGCCAGGGCCGGATTTCTGATGATCCACAACACGTGGGTCGTTGCCATGGGTGATCGTCACCAGTTGCGCGAAGTGGCCGATTGGCTTGAGCCATTCGATCAGTCGGCGATCGACATCTACGCGGCCCGTACCGGTATGTCCGAGAAGGATCTGGGTAAGATGCTGGACCGAGAGACCTGGATCGGCGGTGCCGATGCAGTCGACAAGGGCTTCGCCGATAGTCTGCTGCCCTCCGACGAGGTTGTCCCCACCAAGGCGAAGAATTCTGCCGCGCGCGATGTCGTTGCGGCCCACAAGCTCGACGCGCTGCTTGCGCGGGCGGGCGTATCGAGGTCGGAGCGTCGTGAACTACTACACGCTCTGAAAGGGAGCATGCCTGGCGCTGCTCCAACCGGCATGTCTGGCGCTGCCGTCGTGGCGGAGGTCGAGGACCTCCTGAATTCCATCAGGTCAATCAGGACAGCCTAGGAGGCACTCACATGTCCAAGCACTTCATGCCGCTGGTATCGCTAGCGGCCCTCATGGTTGCGCGCCCTGCCGGTGTCGTCGGTATGGTCCGCAACGAAAGCAACGTCGATCCTGCCAAGATCGAGAAACTGCTCGCCGACGTGAAGCAGGAGCTTACCCGCGTCGGCGATGACGTGAAGAAGACGGCCGAGGACGCTCTGCGGCAGTCCAAGGATGCCGGCCGCGCGACAGACGAAGTCAAAGCTAAGGCCGACGAGCTGCTCGTCAACCAGAAGCGTCTTACGGACGCGCAGGAAAAGCTGACCGAGAAACTGGAGGCGCTCGAGACGCGCAACCTCGACCTCGAGCAGAAGCTGGCATCCCGTCGCGGCGGCGGCAACGTCGACGAGATCAAGTCGATGGGCCAGCAGGTGGCCGAAAACGAAACGGTCTCCGTGTTCTCCAAGCAGGGCGCCAAAGGCATCCTGCGCATCGAAGTGAACCAGGCGATTACGTCTGCCAACACTTCGGCAGGCGATCTCATTTGGTCGCAGCGCGAACCGGAGATCGTCGGGCTGCCGCGACGCAGAATGACCATCCGCAACCTGATCCCAGCAGGTCGCACGACCGGCAATCTGATCGAGTATGCGAAGATGATCACCCGCACCAACAGTGCGGCGGTCGTCTCCGATGGCGCTCAGAAGCCGGAATCGAACTACGTCTGGGATCGTGCGTCTGCCTCGGTGAAAACCATCGCCCACTGGACGCATATCCACCGCAACACCCTCGACGATGCGGCGCAGCTGCAGACCGAACTCGATACCGAGATGCGCTACGGTCTGGAATTTGCCGAGGAACTGGAAATCCTGAAAGGCGACGGCACCGGCGAACATCTCGACGGCCTCGTACCCTCTGCGACCGCATATGACGCCCCGTTCTCGGTGTCGGGCGAGACGATGATCGACACGCTGCGCCTGGCGCTGCTCCAGGCGTCGCTGGCCGAGTATCCTGCGGACGGTATCGTGCTTCATCCCAGCGACTGGGCGCGGATCGAACTGCTGAAGGATGGGGAAAGCCGCTACATCTGGGCAAACCCGCGCACCGACAATGGGCCGGGCCTGTGGGGCCGTCCGTTGCTCGAGACGCAGGCGATGGATGAGGATGAGTTCCTCGTCGGCGCCTTCCGGATGGCTGCAACCATCTATGACCGCATGGATGCAGAGGTGCTGATCTCCTCGGAAGATCGGGACAACTTCATCAAGAACATGCTGACGATGCGCGCCGAGAAGCGTCTTGCGCTTGCTGTCAAGCGGGCCGCCGCGCTGGTCACGGGCGACTTCGGCAACGTCTCCGGCTGACCTGTCAGTTGAGCAAGGCGGGCGGCACGTCGCCGCCCGCTCTCTGAACTGATACAAAGGAGAGTTCGATGCAGATCAGGGCACTTCGTGGTGCGCACGGTGTATATGGAACCGTGCGACGCGGTCAGATTGTGGATGTGCCGGACCATCTGGCGCAGCAACTGGTGAAGCGCGGAACCTTCGTCCCGGTCCAGAGTGCGGAGGCCGCCAAGAAGGCAGCGACGCGCCCTTCGTCAGCCGGCCGCCATGGTGGCCGGACTGGCAAGGGGAAACCATCGTCATCGTTGCAGGCGGACCAAGCGTCAAGGACATCGACCTCGACAGCGTCCGGGGACTAACGCGGGTCATTGCCGTCAACAACGCGGCGATGCTCGTGCCTTGGGCTGACCTGGCCTACGCCTGCGACCTCACTTGGTGGCAGCGATACCATCGGCAGACCCAGCAGGCTCTGAAGCTGACTGTCGACAAGGTGGCTGCCCGCACCTTCACCGACATCGATCTGGTCGGGCTGAACAAGAATGACGACCGGATCGAGCTGTTGAAGCCGGGAACCGTTGGCTGGGGCGGGAACAGCGGCTTTCACTCCCTCAATCTCGCCGTCCAGTTCATGGCACGGAAGATCATTCTCGTCGGCTACGACATGACGCTGGCGCACGGTGTCCACTGGCACGGGGCTCACCCGAAAGGGATGAACAACCCCAATGAGGGAAACGTGGTCCGGTGGCGCCGTAACATCGATGCGGCCGCCGAGGTCATAGCCGCCCTCGGGATTAGGGTCATCAACGCCAGCCCGATCAGCGCGCTGAGCCAATATCCGAAAATGAGCCTGACCGAAGCACTGGAGCACTAGAATGGCTGTTACCTACAACGCTGCGGTCAAGACCGAGCGCATGGAAGCGACGATGGGCTATTTCGCCAACGGTTCGCTGGAAATCATGACCTCCAGTGACGTCGTGCTGGCTACCTTTGGGCTCGACGCTGCGGGGGGATCCGTCTCGGGCAGCGTTTGGACACTGATATTCGACAGCGAGACCGTGTCGGCTACGGGAACAGGCACCGCTGCAAAGGCGCAGATCAAGACGAGTGGCGGGTCTGCTCATCTGACCGGTCTGACGGTCGGCGCCGGCTCGGGCGACATCAATCTGGACAGCGTGTCAATTACGGCGGGCCAAGAGGTGACGCTTTCCTCGGCGACGATCACCCACGCGGCTTGATGGCTGAACGATGGCCGTAAGAACGCGATCCCAGCTCAAATCGGACGCCGATACGAACCTTGCCGACAATACGGCCGGGGATATTTCGGCGGCTGATGTTCGCGATACGGTCAAAAACCTGGCCGACAGTGCTGTTCTGCCGGAAGACGAAAACGGGAGAGTGATCGACAGCGCGCTTGTCGCCTATCTCGTGAACGAAAACATTACTGCCTCAATCCCGCTCGACAATACGAAGCCGCAAATCGGCGAGGGCACCCAGATCATCTCGACTTCGTTCACGCCGAAGTCAGCAACGAACAAACTCCGCGTGACCTTTCACGGTCAAATATCCGCAACCGCTTTGACGAATGCCGTCGCTGCTCTGTTCGTGAATAGCGGGGCTGATGCTGTGGCGGCCGACTACTATACGCTCCCC